CGAGGTCGACGGGATAGGCCGGGTCGGTGATGGCCGTGCCGACGATGATCTTGGCGCCGTCGTTCGCACTCTTATTCTGGCCCAGGTCGTCGCCCTCGAAGTCGGACGTCTGGTCGGTGTGCCCGCCGACGTGGATGGACCGGCGATAGCTGCCGGTCTTCACGGGAGCGAGTTGCTTCCAACGGGTCGCGATGACGAGACCACCGGCGACGAGCGCCGTCTCCAGCGCGTCACCGCGGGCTATCTCGCCCATGCGGCCGAACTTGCGGGAGAGCGACTGAGCGCCGACGAGTTTGGTCGTCACCTTCATGTCGTGAGCCTCTCTACCAGGAGCGTGGTGTAGACGCTCGAGCCGTCGTGCGTCACGTCCAGGATGTTGTAGGTGACATTGCCAATCACCGCCTGCATGGCGGCGGTGACGGCCGGGTAGTAGCCCGCGAGGGCGACCACGTGCGTCGCGGTGGTCACGGTCATGCCCGCCCGGCGCGACTCGCCTCGACGAGACGATGTGATGGGGGCGACACGGCAGTCGATGTCCGCGGTCAGCGTCGTCCAGGTGGACGCGGGCTGACCGTAGCCGTCTCTCGTGGTGCTCGCCTGTTGGATGGTGCAGAGACTGACGAAGAATGCGGCCAGGTCGGCCAGCAGCGCCGGTCCGTCGACGAGGGTCACAGGTTGCCCCGCAGCCACTCGTCGTGGAGGCGCTCCCGATAGGTGAAGTCGTTCGTGATCATCTCGATCACATCGAGGCCGCCGCCGTCCTCGTCCTCAGCCTGCCGCGACTGCTCACGCAGCTGCTGAGCTTCGGCGCGCAGCTCCTTGGCGACCGCGGCGCCGTCCGTCTTCACGTCGAGGATGGTGATCACCTTGAGCAGTAGGATCTGCTGCGCGGCGATCGTCTCCAGGGCGAGCGCGGCCGCCCGGCGCCAGTCCCCTTCGATGCTGACGAAGGCGTCGATCTCCTCGTCGGCGAAGATGGGCGCATCGGCGGCTGTGTCCCGGATGCGCAGGCGCACGCGGGCCAGGTCGGAGTCGAGGTCGAGGACCGAGAAGGTAAACGCCATGGTGGGCTATCCCTTCCGCCGGGGCTTCCGGGGTGGCTTGGGCTCGCGCAGCTCGACCGTGCCCTCTGCGGGCTCGGAGGGCGGTGCGGGCCGCAGGGCCTGGAGGAGTTCCCCCAGGTCCTTGCGCAGTCCGCGCACTTCGGCCGTGAGGTCGTCGAGGCGAGATTCGACGCCGTTTATGGGAGGGAGTCCCATGGCTACGCCGCGGCGCCGGTGGAGGCGAGGGCCAGTTTCGGGTCCAGTTGGACTCCCCCGAAAATGTGCCTTACCTTGTACTGTAGGGAATCGAGATCGAAGTCGAAGGCATCCTCGCCGCCGCCGATGCGCCGGGCGTTGGGGGCCTTCATGAAGATCTCGGGGGTCGCGTGGCCGCGGAGGAAGCCCATCTCCAGGGCGGCGGCACCCACGGCGGGAGTCGCGAACATGAACCAGCAGGTGTGGTCGTTCGAGGTCGCGATGATCGGGATCCAGGGGTTGACGACGAGCCTGGTGCGATTGCGCATCCAGTTCGCGACGCGGAGCTCCTGGTCGGTGGCAGCGCCGCCCACCGTGCCGGTCAGCAACAGTTCGGTGGCGGACAGGATGTTCTGGCCGACGATCTCAAGCGCAGGCGGCACCACCAGTGAGACCATGGTGACCGCGATGGGGTTGCCGTCGGCCGAGACCATGTTACCCAACATCTTGTAGGCGTCCTGCAGGGCGGCGATGGACAGAGGCGGGTTGGCTGTGGCGGCACCGGCGGCCACCGACATGATGTTCAAATGGGCGTCCGTGAACAGAGTCGTGTCCGGGCCCGTGGCACCCACGTAGAGCCCGGTGGCGAACTTCTCCTCGCTCATGCGGGCAGCGAGGGCGAAGCGCTCGGGCACGTCCTTGAGGGCGTCCAGGTCATCGTTCGTCCAAGTTTCCAAGGACATGGGGATCCGGCGCCCGTACTTGTTGACGTGGTAGGTGATCGGCGTGCCCTCGTCGATTTCAGACTCGGGGTAGGCCGCGTTCTCGGCGACCGGGTCCAGGGTGGCTTCCGCGCCGGTCGGCCGTGGGAAGCGCTTCACATCGCGGAAGTCGCGGACCTCTTTACGCACGCACACCGCGGGCCACGTGGGCTCGACGGAGATGTACTTCGCCAGCAATTGGCGGTCCAGGATGTCGGCGAACAACAGCGGGAAGTCGGATGTCGTCATTGCTTCCTGGAGTTGGAGCGTGGCCAGGCGGCTGCCGGAGTAGGCGCGCTCGACCAGTCGGGCCGCCTCCAGGAGCTGCGATGAGTAGGCCGGGCCCTTGGCCCGGGAGTGGGTGGCGTCGCCTTCGCCGCCGAAGAGCCGCTGTGGAGAAGCGGCCTCGGCTTCGATGGATTCCACGAGTTCGAGGAACTCCATGTTCACCTCGCTTTGCTTTGAATCGTATTTGGAGCATGAAAAGGGTCCGCTCAAAGCGGACCCGGGAGAGGGAGCCAGAAGGGGGGGCGGACTAGACCGCGGCGCCCTTGTGCAGCACTCGGATGGTAGCGGTGCCGTTGGTCGCCACCGCTTCCAGCGCGACGCCGAAGAGGCCATCCGCGGAGGCGGGCGTGTTATTGAGGTTGGTCGCTGGGGTGCCGGTGGCCGTGTCGTGGTAGTAGATGGGGTCACCTACGGCGATGGCTGTGCCGGTGCCGGGAGTGGTAATCCCATTGTCGTCGACAGTTAGATCCCACACCTTGTCTGTGAAGTCGACCGTGGCCTCGGTCGCAATGTTGCCACCGTCGCCCTCGCCGGTGAGCGCCACGCCGGTCAACTTCTTGAGACGGACAGGGTCGCCGCTCACCGGGGCAGCCGGGTGCGAGCAGGCGACCGACAGGATCAACTCCTCGAAGATTTCGTTCTTGGCCATGGTTCCTACTTTCTACGGCGTGAGCGCCGCGTCTATTGGTTAGCGACCGCGAACGGCGGTCTTCGCCTCGGCCTCGGACAGACCCAATCCCTGGAAGGTGGCCGCGAGCGCAGCTGCGGTCTCGGCGACTGCGATGTCGCCGTCGTCACCCATGCCGGTGACCCGGCCCGAGCCGATGACCTTGGCCAGGTACTCGATCTCGGCCTTGACGGCCGATTCGACGGCCGCCGTCATGCCGTCCGTGTCCAGGACGCCGTCCTTGATGACGGGGCGGGTGGACAGGGACTCGGTCAGGCGGGCCCGGGTCAGCTCCGGCATCTCGACGCCCGCGAGCGCCTGAGCCACGAAGGAGTGCGACTCGTTGAACAGTCGCATCTCGTGGAGCCGCGTCAACTCCAGGTCCTTCTGGTCGTTGGCCTCGGTGAGCGTCGCCACCTCGGCTTCTTTGGCGGCCAGGGCGTCCCGGGCCTCCTTCAGCTCTTGCTCATTCGCCATGTCTGTGTCTGCCTCCAGGTACGTTGGTGCGAACTCGACGGCTGCGCGGTTGCGCGCCGACTCAAAGAGGGAAAGGATCTGGCCGCCGGCGCCGGCGGCGGTAACCAGATCTACGGACTGCGCGGAGACCAGCTCCTTGATGATACGCATGGGCTCGCCGTCCACTTCGCCCATCGTGGCGCGGCCCTGCGCTCGGATGGACATGCCGATGTGCGGGGCCAGCTCCTCGACGAAGGGCTGCCAGGGGCCGAACACCTTCGCGTCGGCGTAGAGCCCGGGCCCGGCTGCTCCCTGCGTCTCCCAGCGGGCGTCAGAGACGAACTCCCCGGCCAGGTCACGGACGGACCGCTCTGGGCGGTCGGCCTCTTCGGTGGCGGTGGGGTGGTCCACGAAGATGCGGGTGCCCTTAGCGAACACCTTGGGCCCATCGCGCTCCAAGACGCCCGCCGGGTAGAAGCCGCTCGTGCCGACGCCCGGCTGGATGACCTTGACGGCCATGGTCCCATCTTTGCGCACGGCTTTCTCCACCAGAGCGACGAACTCCCCGCCGGTGGTGAAGTCCTCGGCTTCGGTGGTGGACGCTGCCCCTACCGGTACGTACGTCGTCTTGCGTTCGACCTGTACCGGCTCCCCGATGGTCACCTGTTGCTGGTCATCGATGGCATAGGTGGTCCGGTAGGTGGTCCCGTCCGCCTCGGTCGGGCTCTTGGGCGTCACCTCGTAGACCACCTCGATGTCCGACACGTCCTGCACCCAGCAGTAGGAGCCCGGGTAGCGTGCCCTCAGCGCATCCTGGAGCAGTCGGTCAACCTCGGAGTGGAAGAGCGCAGCCTCCAGGAGATCGCGCGCCTCGGCCAGCTTCTTATTCATCGTGCCTCCTTGGGCAACATTCACGCCGCGCGGCGCATCTGCGACATCACGCCCGGAGCGCCGAAGGTCTCCCGCCGCCACCAACTCGCCCACGCATTGCCGGAGGCGTGCCCACCGATGAAGCGCACGACCACCGGGCGCATGTCGCCTGCATCCGGCGTGTATTGCAGCATGAACGCCTGGTCGTCGGTGGAGTCGGCAGGCAAGAACTCAGCCAACGCCGATTGTCCGGCCAGCGGGTCGTTGCCGGGCGCCACCAACTGGATACGGGGCCGGTACGTCATGCCCGTGCCCCCCAGCCGCACCACCCCCTCGATAGTGAGGGGGCTGCTGACACCCTGCACACTCAGAGGTTCTGCGCCTCGCTGAGTGTCGCCGCGAGCTCGACTGAGAGCGGACTCGCGGGATTGATGACGCTCCCGCTGATGATGTGCTCAGCCATAAATCAAACCTCCTCGGGTTTCATACGTTGCCGGAGTGCACATCGACAGGCGGGGTGAGCTAACGGGCGATCGTGACCGCTGGGGAATGCCTGATCGAGAGGTATCCACCCGGCGGCCTGGTTACCGGGGCAAGGATCGCCGCGTTTTCTGGATCTAGCGTCCCCTACCGACAGCCAGCTCTTCTCCATCTCCACCCCGGCGGCAACCAGCCGCCGGCCGACCAGCAGGTTCCCGTGCTCGTACCCGTTCCCGGCCTCGGTGGTTGCGATCATGTGGGCCCGACTCTCGATGTGCTCCTGTGGCCGCCCCACCGCCATCTCGCGGTAGCGCGCGTTGATCGCCTCGGCCGTCTTGTCGTAGCTCCATCCGCTGTCCGCAGCCTCGGTCAGGATGCCGCGTAACCCGGTGCGCGTCGTCTCATTGATCTGCGCCACCAGGGCCGCCCCGTGCTCCTCGACGTAGGCGGTCGCCTCGGGGAACGCCAGATCGAAGCTCATATCCACGCCCAGGTCGGCGATGGCCTCGCGTGCGCCCGCGTCGAGTGCCGCCCGCGCGATCGCGGTCATCGGTTCTACGAACAGGTCCAGCGTCTCCATCTCTGCCTCGGTGAACAGGACCGACCAGTCGTCCTCCCGGATGGCGTCCTCCTGCAGCCGGGCCTCGGTGGTTGTGAAGCGCGGCTTCAGCACGACGAAGCGCCGGAGGACGGCCTTGCTTTGAGCGCGGAAGGCCCGCGCAAGGCGGCGCTCCCCCTTGACGACCGTGGTCGCGAGCGCCCGTTCTCGGCGGTAGTGCGTGGTGGCTTCGAGGAAGCGGTCCAGAGCCTCAAGCCGCGTCGTCACGGATGCTCCTCAGAGCCTCGCGGAGCTCACGCACAGCCTCCACGAAGGACTCCTGTATGGGAGGGCCTGGCTGGGGCTCCGGTGCCGGGGGCATGACCGCGGCGCGGGCCGCCATCTCGTCGGCGATCTCCTGGTCGAGCTCGTCCAGTTGGTCCAGCAGTTCGTCCACGTCATCTTCGCCCAGGGCGGTCAGGAGCAGCCGCCGCAAGTTCCGCTTGTCGAGCACGCCCGCGTCTGTGGAGCCGTCCAGTGTGACGGCTGACACGATGGCCCCGACGCTCTTGGCTACGTCCTGCTCCAAGATGGACGGGAACGAGATGTCGATGTGCCGCTCGTCCTCTTTCAGTGTGGCGGGCAGTGCCCCGCTCGGTGCCTGCATGGCCCGATCGATCGCGTACTGCAAGAGAGCGTCGAACACGTTGCCCAGCAGCATCTGGCGGTCCTTGAACTTGAGTTCAGTGGGGCGGTCGAGTGAGCGGGCGGTGGCGAGCGAACCTACACTCGCATCCCCGAAGAATGTCTCCGGGAGCCCCATAGCGGCGGCTACCATGAGCAGCCCGCGGCGTCCGTCCTCCGCCTTGGTAGTCGCCCCCGCCGTGCGGATGGGGTCCAGGCTCTGGCCCTCCCCCATGCTGATGAGGGCGCCGGGCAGTGGTGGCGGGTTGGTCTCGTACGGACTCCCCCCGGTGATGGAGGTGCCCAGCTTGGCCTTGGCAGTCGCCACGCTGCGGGCGCCGCCCTTGGCCGTGTGGCGCCACGCGAAGCGCGCGTAGGCCTTGACAATGGAAAACCAGTCTTGCAGGAACTGCTGGTAGGCCCGCGCCCAGGCGAGCGCCGAATAGGTCTCCGGGAGCCCGAAGCGCATGCCGGCGAAGCCACCTACTTTGACGTGGTAAATAGGGGTGGTCCAGTCGACGGCGAGGTTGACGCCCTCGACGCTGTACATCATCGGTTTGCGGCCCTCGGGCACATACTCCCAG